GAGATATAAAATTGGAGATTCTGTAACCTACAAAGGTAGCACATATGTGGCAAACCGTATGGTTACAGAAACTTCTCCTGCTCATGGAGAAGTTGGTGGTTGGACTTCTTTACAGGGTGGAGGAGTTTCCAATGTTCGTTTCTATTGGGGTGGCACACGACCAATAAAGGCAAATATTGGAGATGAATGGTTTGATCTTGTTAGTGCAAAGACATACAAATATCTCAGTGATGGAAATAGTGAACAATGGGTTAATATCTATTGACATTGGTTTGTGTCTTGCTATACTATGAACAAAGAGGTGCAACATTATACTTTTAGATAACAATCAGATCATTCTCGCAAGTATCTTTCAATCAATGAAGGAATTTCCAGAACTAAATGAAGATGCCATTAGGCATATGGTTCTCAATACCTACAGAAAATACAATTCAGAATTTCGTGGAAAGTATGGACAACTTGTAATCTGCAACGATTCTAGTAATTGTTGGAGAAAGAAAAGCTTTCAACAATACAAGCAAAATCGAAAAAACAATCAGAAGAAATCTGATATAGATTGGGATGCTGTGTATTCTAGTCTTCATAAAATTCGTGAAGAAATTCGTGAAGTCTTTCCATATAAAAGCATAACTGTTGAAACCACAGAAGCAGATGATATTGTTTTTGTGTTGGCAAAGCATTATCACAAGCTAGAAGAAATTCTAATTTTGTCTAATGACAAAGACTTCATGCAGCTTGGTATATTTGACAATGTTGTTCAATATAGCCCACTAAAGAAGTCTTATATTAAGACAGAGAATCCAAAGATGTTTCTCTTAGAACATATTATTCGCGGGGATGTTTCTGATGGAGTGCCAAACATTCTTTCAGACGATGACACGTTTGTTAATGTTGATAAGTCTCAAACAAGACTAACAACTAAAGTCATGTCTAAAGCAATGGATGATATCATGAATGACCGCATTCAAGAACTTCCATTCTACGACAGAAATAAAACTGTCATTGATCTGTCTTGTATCCCGTCTGATCTTGAAGATAAGATCATCAGCGAATTTGAAAAACCAATTGTTGGTTCTAAGTCTAAGGTTATGACATACATGATTGAAAAGAAACTCAAAAGCTTAATGGAAAACATCGAGGATTTTTAATGTCGGACTTCTACAAAGGAAAACAACCGGATAACAGTGACTTTCGCCGAACTGTGAAAAAGACAAGAGTGAAGAAAGCTCGTGGAGATAGACACGACACTCGTCGGCTTATGGATGATTTTAAGCATGGAACTATTGACATTGAAGATATTATGGATAAAATGGAAACTGAGGATGAAACATGACAACTACTAAAAACATTATGAAAATTTCAAAACAAACACTGGCGATCTTTAAGAATTTTACTTCAATCAATTCTAACATTCTTGTTAAGCCAGGAAGTAGCATTGCAACAGTTGCTCCTGCTAAGAACATTATGGCAGAAGCAAATCTATCAGAGATCTTTGATATTGAGTTTGGCATCTGGGATATGAATAAGTTCCTAGGAACTGTATCTCTATTCAAGGATCCGGAATTTGAATTCCACAATAAGTTTCTGACACTATGTGGTAGCAGTAACAAGTCTATTCTTAAGTATTATTATTCAGAACCAAAACTTCTGACTGTTCCCACCAAGAAGATCACTATGCCAGATGCTGTGATCACGTTTGATCTAACAGAGGCACTATTCGACGAAATCGTTCGAGCATCTTCTGTTTTGCAACTTCCACATCTTTCCATCACCAAGAATGAAGATGGTGATAAGATTATTGGAGTTGTTCGTGACTTGATGGATCCAACGTGTAATAGTTATACTGTATCTCTTGGTGACTGCTCAACTAGTGCAACATTCAAGTTCGATTTCCGCATTGAAAATCTCAAGTTCATGACTGGCGAATATGAAGTTAAGATTGCCAAGTCTTCTATTAGCCAATTTACTCATAAGGATATTCCTTTGAAGTATTGGGTTGCACTTGAAACCTCTAGTTCGTATACTGCTTAACTAGGAAACTTTGTCTCAAAGGGACGATTGGGTTTCCAATCGTCCTTTTTTATTGGAGATTTATTATGAGTGAAATTAATCTATTTGTAGAAAAATATCGTCCAAAAACCATTGATGAATGCGTTCTCCCATTGTCTCTTAAAAAGACATTTAAGGAGATCGCTACTAGTGGCGAATGTCCAAATCTTTTGCTTTCTGGCAAAGCAGGAACGGGAAAGACGAGTGTTGCTCGTGCCTTATGTAATGAGCTTGGTGCGGATTGGATTATTATCAATTGCTCCGAGGATGGTAATATCGACACACTCCGAACAAAGATTCGGCAGTTTGCTTCCACCATCTCTTTGTCTAGCAATACCAAAGTAGTAATTCTTGATGAGTTTGACTATTCAAATGCTCAGTCCATTCAACCAGCTCTTCGTGGAGCGATTGAGGAATTTGCAAAGAACTGCCGATTCATCATTACTTGCAACTACAAGAATCGAATCATCGAGCCAATTCATTCTCGATGCACTTGTATCGACTTCAATATTCCAGTCAAGGAAAAGCCAGAGATGGCAAAGCAGTTCTTGTCTCGCTGTGAGTATATTCTCAACAAAGAGAAGATTACATTCGACAAGAAGGTACTACCACAATTGATTATAAAGCACTTTCCTGACTTCAGGAGGACTTTGAATGAACTTCAGCGGTATTCTGCTGCAGGAACAATTGATATTGGTATTTTGAGCGAAGCAGGAGAGCTGCGCGTCAAGGATCTCATGACTCATATGAAGGATAAGAACTTCAGTTCTGTTCGTTCTTGGGTGGTGTCTAATCTAGACAACGATCCTCAACACATATTCCGAAAACTGTATGATGGCTTGTATGAGCATCTGAAGTCTGCTTCGATTCCAAATGCCATTCTAGTTATAGCAGAGTATCAATACAAATCGGCTTTTGTTGCAGATCAGGAGATCAATCTGATGGCTTGTGTTGTAGAACTGATGATGGGATGTGAATTCAAATGAAACTGACAGACTATCTGACAGCAATCAATTACTCAAAGGAAAGCCTATTGGAGGGGGAAAACAACCCCAATGAAAAGGAGTATGCACCGTATATCATAAATCGGTGTTTGTCGTACTTTCCGGATACGGTTATGCAATGTAATCAGATGAATGAACTTCCTTCTATTGGGAAGAGAATGCATTTCGACTACCTGCGTCTGTCTGTGCGTCAGCGTAAGCGATACAGCAAGTGGTTGAAAGACGAAGAGAACGAGTTGTTGGATATGCTAAAACTTGCATATGATTATTCTCATATTCGAGCTAAGGAAGTACTACCTCTTTTGTCTAAAGAAGATATAGAACTACTCAGAAGTCAGACATTCAAAGGTGGCACTCAAAAGTAGCCATTTTCTACATATCTGTGCCTGGAATGAAAGGGTCAGATTATTATAGAAATGGTTTTACTATGGAACACACGGAAGATATTTTTGAAGGTTATGGTGTAGAAATCAGTTTAGCGCACGAGGATGACTTTCTTAAAGTCAAAGAAACTCTCACGCGCATTGGTGTCTCTTCTCGTGTAGAAAAAAAACTATATCAAAGCTGCCATATTTTGCACAAGCGGGGAAGATATGTTATACTTCACTTCAAGGAGCTTTTAGCTCTTGATGGGTTGGAGACTGATACCAGCGAAAGCGATATCGGAAGACGAAATACTATAGTAAAACTTCTGACAGAATGGGGATTGCTCACCCCAATGACAGATAAATACAAAGACAATCAGCTGAGTATTGCACAGTTGAAAATCATTCCTTATAAGGAAAAAAAGGAATGGGAACTGATTCCCAAGTATCATATCGGAAAGTAATCTTTATATTATGCAAACTCAAGTGATAAGTTATTTTTGTGATGTAGACGATAGAACATACTACAGCGACCATGCAAAGCGATTCATTGAAGAATGTACTCGCTTTTCTTTGCCATATGATGTGGTACATCTTGAGTCGCAAGGTAGTTACCAAAGTAATTGCCTCATTAAACCTAGCTTCATATACTCAAAGCTAATGGAACACAAGAAACCACTCATGTGGTTAGATATCGACACTTACATATGCAAACCACCTATTGCATTTGAAAATTTGACTACCTTGGGTGTAAACATTGCAGTTGCATCTACTGATGTAAACAATTTAGTACGAATTAAAGCATCTCCTATTTGGTTCAATTATAATATTGATACTTTACAGTTTCTTAAAACATGGATAGACGAATGCCAAAAAATCAAAGCACTAAAAGGCAATTTATTCGACCATGAAACTTTTTTGAACTGCCTAGGTAAGTATCTCAAAGATAAAAAGATTGCTATTCTTGGAGAAGAATATTGCCAATGGCCAGGCGCTCAGACCGCTAATACAGTACTTATGATGGGATTATCTGATATGCCATCTAAGAAGGAAGTATTGAAAAACATGGGATACAATGATCAACTGATTGAGTGGCAATCACCCGGTGATTCTTTTATGAAAGTTACACGATGAATTTAATAACAGCATATGGAGCGCCTTTTCATATCCATTTATCATCCAATTCTAATTTACTTCCTAAGAATTTTAAATGGACTACAGCAGATACCCCAATAAAAGTTTTTATTGATGGTGCTATTTCTGCTGGTTTAAGTTATCAAAAGAAACCCGAAGAAAAGAAAGTTGCATGGGTTTGTGAATCTCGTTCTATATTTTATGAATGGGGAGTCAAAAAAGAAATTTTCACAGATCCTAGAAACATTAAAATATTAGAACAGGGATATGATGCTTTATTTTTTTCAGATAAAGAGTATTGCTCCCAGAGTAGTAAATTCCATTATGCAATGGCAGGAAGCAATTTACCTTGGTGTAAAAATCAACAAATATTCCCAAAAACTAAATTAGTTTCTATGGTTGCTTCTCCTAAGAAAATGACAAAAGGACATTTGCTTAGACACGAATATGCCGAGAAGTTTTTAAATCATATTGATTTATTTGGTGGTGCTTTGGGTTCTAGAAGAATAGGAAGCGACAGTTCTCCTTGGCCAGACAAAAGCGAAGCAATTAATGATTATATGTTTCAAATTGTAATAGAGAATGATTCATATTCAACATATTTTACGGAAAAGGTAACTGACTGTTTTGCTACAGGAACTATTCCGATATATTGGGGAGCGCCTGATATTGGTGAACATTTTAATATGAATGGAATAATTGTTCTTGATGATACATTTGACATCAAATCATTAACACCAGAACTATATCAATCTAAAATTAATGCAGTACAAGATAATTTTAACCGCGTTCAAAATATGATTGGTGCTGATGATTTGTTATTTAACAAAATTAATGATATTAAATTATGAAATTTATTTCTTTTTGGTACGATAAAGTAGGAACCAGCTACTATAAAGTGGCACACGATAGATTAGAATCACAAATGAAATCATTGAATTATGATTTTGAGTTTGAACATTTATCTTTTGCTAATGATTCATATGAACATGTTACTTTATATAAGCCAACATTTATTCTTGAAAAGATGTATAAAGAAAAAAAACCAGTATGTTGGATTGATATAGATTGTCAATTTATATGCCCATTAGATTTAACTGTGTTTGTCGGCGACATTTGTTTGGGTAAACGAGATGCAGAGGGAATTGCGCCACATGCTTCTGTGATTTATGCAAATAATACAAAATCTAGTATTGATTTTTTAAATTCTTGGAAAACTCGTTGTGATATGTTTAAAAATGATCCGACATACGAAGGTGGTGATCATTCTCAGTTAATATTGACTTATCAAAACTATGATTTATCTACAATTAATGTTAAACAGATTGATTCTTTATGCAGCACTGGTATTCGATCTTATATAAATATTGGTGTCAGCCCCGGTGGGTTTGAATGTGAAATGATAAAATCTAGAAAGTTTGGTAATAATTAATGTGGACATTTGGAATCTGTTATTCTAGTAATCAATATTTACACCAGATTATTTCTAGTATCAAAAATCAAGATACGTTAGACAACAATCAGTTTGAAATTATATTAATAGGTCCAAGCGACATTGATGTAACAGAATTATATAAAAAACATAAAAAAAAGATAAACATCAAACATATCATGTTTGAAGAATCTATTAGAGCTGGTTGGATAACTCTTAAGAAAAATTTAATAGTTCAAAATGCTCAGTTTGAAAACATATATCTTGCTCATGATTATGTTGCATTGTGCGAAAATTGGATTACTGGGTTTGATAAATTTGGCTATGATTGGGATGTTTGTATGACACCAGTTCGTCTTGATGACGGAAGAAGACATAGAGATTGGTTTACTCAACATAGACCTTTAGAATTTACAAATTACAATGATAATACAAAAACAAAACAAATGTACATTAACGGTACATATTGGTGTGGTAAGAAACAGTTTATGTTAGAAAACCCACAAAATAATAATCTTACTTGGGGCATGGGTGAAGACTTAGAATGGGCAGATAGATGTCAAACAAAATGGAATTATAGATTAAATCCATATTCTGTTGTTAAATATTTAAAAAGTAAACCAGAATCAGACTTAACTCCCCATCCAGATGATGATCCAAATAAAAATGAAGGTTACGAACTCTACAAAATTCAGGAATAAATTATGAAAAAAATTGGAATATTTTGTCTAGGAACACGCCGACCTGCCCTATGGGAGGCTCATGCTGAAGAACTCTCTAAATGTAATTATGATAATTTTCATTTTTATCTTCTAGTAGATGATATCGAACAAGAATACGCAAAAAAAATTGTTGGTTTACTTTCGGATAAAGTTACTATTATTTCTCAGTTTCCAAAAACATCTACTAACTATTTGACAAAACTAGCAGCTGCCGTAAATCACGGGCATGAGTATTCAGTAAAACACGATGAAGACTCAATTATGACTTCTGCGGGTTC